ACGATTCGTATTCCCACATCCCAACCATCTACCTCACAACTACGCAACTGTTCACATAGCAGATTTAGATAATCAACCGATTTATAAATCATTCCAATAACTTCAATGTTTTTCTTCATAGATATCTTTCAATGCTTTTTTATTTTTTGGATTTACTTTGTCTTTCAATAACCACTCAGGAATTTCTATATCAGGCACCTCCTCTACTCGAAGAGTTGTTTCATTCAATAGTCTATCCAATGCCCAACCAGACTGTCCTCTAGCCTTGTAGTTTTCATACTTCTTAATAATCTGGTCGTCGTCTGCAAAGCCTTTGTGGATGAGATTGAAGGGTATTCTACTACCGATGGAAAGCCCTTGAGGGTGTTGGCTCTTGTGAAGCCCTGACTCCTCATTGAACCGTAACCTACCATTGTTTCTCCAGAAGGCAATCCTTCCAGCTTTCATGAAGTGATCGTATTCATCATCAACCCGATGATACTTATCGCTTCTCCAAAGGTTATAATGCCCTAATGCGATACCATCGACATTACTCAGTTCAGAGCTAAATAGAATCTCTTCTAGCATTTGCCTGTCTAATCGAGCATCCAGAATAGTATCGCCGTCCATCCAGAAGATCCAAGAAGTATCTGGTTGCTCTTTCAGTAGCTTTTCCAAAAGCTCTTGCTTACAAAGTAGTTCTTCTTCAAATCTGTTTATCTTTGATTCTATAACATGAACATTATCAAACTTTTTGTAGTAATCTAGACTACCATCTGTGGACGCTTGATCATAAATATAAATCTCGTCACAGATTTCCATGGACTTAAACCAGTTTTCTAGATTGCCTAACTCAAGCTCATTGTGAAGTTGAGAAAACCCTACAATCTTAGGCTTAAACTTTTCTCTTCTTTTTGAAATATATAACATTTGATTCTTTTGAAGTAAACCAGGATCTTTTACATGTTTATTCTCAAAAGAATTGTCGCCATAATGATTTTGATGCAGTACCATTGGTGAGTCCACAATTTCGATTGCCAACCCTAAATCTTTTATCCTAGCTAGGAGATCATCGTCATCAAACCCGATACCATCGGCATAACTCTCATCAAAACCTCCTAGCTTTTCTAAGTTTCTTCTTGTGATACTTGAAGTAAAGTGGAGCGGTCTGGGATTAATCGTAGAGTGATTATACCAACCTTCCACATGACCCCCACTCGAAGCCCTTGCCAGCAGTTTAATTTCTCCAGATCCTAATGCTTCAGTCGATTCTTTACTTAGAGCATATGTTGAGAACGCCAAGTAATTATCTTCTCTTGTATTTTTCAAGGCATAATTAATAACTTCACCAACATGAAAGCACTCGGGGTTTTGAATCATAATTATGTCACCCTTAGCTTCTTTTATTGCCCGATTATAAGGAATACAAGGATTAACGTAATTCTTCTCTTCAGGTTCAACACGAATTAAAGTGATTGGGAACTTGTAATTAGATAAGATATCCTCTAACCTCTCAGAAGAATCACTACCATCATCAACTACAATCAATTCTATTTCGTCACATCGTTTTGATGATTGAATAGATTTTAAAGTTTTATCAAATAGTTTTTTTCTATTGTAATATGAAATTACTATGCTTAATTTAGGATTTGTTTCCATCGCTCCAGTATCTCCTCATCGGTTAGGATCTCAGGGTTGTTCTCTACGCCCCTGAAAGGCACTCCTGCGGCCTTACACTCGGCCTCTACGAGTCCGTAGGTCTCTCGCTTCGAGGCGTGGTATACAGCCTCTACAGAGCCGTACATGGCCTCCTTATCGTCTACATGGTTGCGGATCTCAACCCGTCCCATCAAAGGTTGAATGTACTTTTGAAAGTATGGGAGGTCAGTAATCTGACCATATAAAAGCACACGATCATACCCATCGTCAAATGCTTGCTGGATAGCTTTATGGGTTTGCTTGTGTTCATCAATACTACCAATTACACCAGCGCATTGTGAGGGAGTAAATTTCCAGTTGATCTTTTCTACGCGAGGGGGAATAATCTTGAATGGGTGATTGATTCCGTGCCATTCCCTTTGCGAATTACTTACATATTGAATAACATCATACCCCGCCGTGGGAATCTGTTGGAGGGGGAATAGGTTTGTCTCATGGCAGCTAAGAATGTGCTTTTTTATGTTTGTGGTTGGCACCTGAATGAAGTGGCTGATAAGTGTGTCATGCACAGTGAGCTTACAATCACTAATATGTGCAGACTTACACTTATCCATATGCCACTCATGGGGTCCGTAAAAAGTACAGTCTATCCCATTGTCATTTAGCAAATTAGTTAGACCTATATGGTGAACGGTGCTGCCGCCAGGATTAGACCACCCACTAACTAGCTTGACTTGCAACTAATAGCTCCTTGTACAGATCTAGTCTCTGACCTACAACCTTATTCATGTTGAAAGCTTCTTCTGTCTTCTGGTGTAGGTTCTCACCCATGCGCTTTACCATGTCGGGTCTTTTAGCGCACATGGTTAGAATTCTAGTCCACTCTGAGTGAGGCTTGTTGGGGTCAATCAAGAACCCTGTCTCCCCATCTTCAATCCACTCATCGTAGGCTCCACAGTTCGTGGCGACAAGTGGAATCTTGTAACGACCACACTCAGCAACCTTAATTTCAGACTTACTATCATTGAAGTCGTTCATCTCAAGGGGTGCTAATGCTACATCCATGTCAGTGTAGAACTGGCCGTAACGGTCTGCCTGTTGAGCGTAGTGGATTCTCCAATTTGATTGGCCTTTGAAACCACGCAGAATAATCTGTCGGTACTTCTTCCAAACATCAATCTGCCAATCATCCTTGGGAGTGTTTGGAGGGGGATGCCCGTAGAAGTCCCATCTACAATTCTCTCTACCCACTCTCTGATTGACAAAGTGAGGAACACCACTAAAGTATTTCAAATCTTGTTCGTGGTGGATACCTCCTACCCAACCAAAACGAGTGAAGTTCTTCTTGGGCTTTGGAATCTTAGGCATATTCCAGCAGGGCAGATCGTAGTCGATACTGTTTTTGATGATAGCAAGAGTGTTGCTTGGATTACAGTAAGGCGCTACTCGCTCCGCAAACTTGCGCTGAGTGACAGTTACAAGATCAGAGTTGTTGTAGATGAACTTGGTGATTTCTTCCAAACCCTTCTCTTTGTACACATCATACAATCTGTGGCCTTTGTAGATGTTGGTAAGAAGGTCATCAGTGTCGTAGTGTACGAATTTACCAAACTCCTTGGCCTTACCTACAATACGCGCTGTGTAGTTTCCACCAAAGTTGGACAGGTTCTGAGTGAACACAATGTCTGCCCACTTCATGTCCTCGAAGTCCCAATCCTTTTTCCATCGACCATTAGACTCATCTATACCGAGTGGATTCTTATTCCATCTCACCTCAACACGGTCTCCGTAAAGCTGCTCAAGCTTCTTGACAGGACAAATAATTCTATAGTACGCACAACCACCCTCGTTAGCTGGAGCGGCAAGTATTTTGAGTTTCTCTTTCATAGTAAAAAGGAAGACACCAATATTGGTGTCTTCCTATTATAGTTCGACTAGCTAAGACTTCAGCCGTTTAGTTGTTGTTCTTCAGTGTTGATAAGAGCAACTTCTTCTTCAGCAACTTGACCAGAAGCTGGAGTAGAATCAAGTAGGCCAGGGATTGACAGAAAAGCTCTTCCTGCCTCGTAGAATGAAGGGCCACCACCTTGAGGTGAAATGTGCTTCAGTACAGCGATAAGCTGACGACGAGGGCGACGGAAAGCCAGAGCAGCAAGAGTACCCGCTGCGATTTCGCTGCCAGGAGGGGCTGGAATACCCAGACCACGAAGGAATTGAACGAATGTGGATGCGTTCTGGTTGATTCCTTCCTGGTAGATCTCGTTGTAGCGAGTAGTAAGCTCTTCTACGCGAGCGAGTTCATCTGGAGGAACTTCGGTTAGCTCATCCTGATCAAGGATACCATCTCCGTTATCATCAAATGATGCGTAATAAGGAGCTAGTTCTTGCTCGATCTCCTGTAGCTGCATTTGAGTCGCAGGAGGCAAATCGTTAGATTGACACGAGGAAAGGAATACTAGCGATACAGTCGCTAGGGCGATTAAAAATTTATTCATAATAATTAACTTTGAAGTTTAGAGAGGTAATCACCATCCGATACTTCCTCGGACTGCTGGGTGTTACCCTGTGGAGCCGAGGTACCAGTGAGTGCCTGGGCTGCTTGCTTTACCTCCTCATAGTCTTCTAGCTTAACCAGATCATGAATATCATGCAAGCTCTCCATGCATGAGGCAACTTCAGCTTTGGAACCTAGAGGAGAAGACTTAGGACGAGGGGCCGACTGATCGTACTTGGGCCATTGTCCATCCATCTCTTTCACGATCTTGAAATCGTGACCAGATTCCACATCAGTAATGTCACCGAAGTCTTCATCAAGCATAGCGCCGATAATCTTCTTAAACAAGATAACACCAACAGAAAGAATCTTAATATCACCAGACTCACGATCAAGAATGTTCATGTAGTAACGAGCGCGAGGCTTGATCTGGCGAGCTAGATCCTCATCTTCCTTGCGCCCAGTCTTCCAAAGAGCGTAGTAGAGATCGCAAAGAGGGCAAGCCTCCCCGTGAACTTTACGGCAATGAACATTCCTCACGTTACCATCAGGACCTGGGACACGGTGAATCTTAGTCTCCGCATAGAATTCACGATCTTCATCCTTCCAGGGGAGGATGCGGACAGCGTTGTTGCCCTCCGGGATTTGGTAGAACTTGTTTAGGAAGTCCGAGTTGTTGTTATTGTTAGAACCACCAGGGTTGTTAAGTTGTTCGTGCTTGCGTCGTAGTGCGTCGAGATCAATAGGCATAATAGTTACTCCTTAGTTAGTATGGTATGATAGTGAGATCACTTGTAAAGTTTAGTTTCTTCTCGTTTATTTGCGGACACCTGTTGTAGCATGTCCTTTTTCTGCTCAAGAGCCCGTACTAGACCCTTGAGTAGTTCGTATTTGAAGGTAGCATCATTTACTTCTGATACCGCCTGCTGGTAAGTGCTGTCCGCGAAGACAAGATCATCTAGATCTTTAGCCGTGAGCTTGGTGGTAGTGCCAGCCTTGTAGTCCCGACGAAGCGTGGACGAAAGCCGAACAAGCTCAGTGTCTAGATCATTCATGCGCTTTTTAGCAGCACCCATTAGTCCATAATAGTACGAGTAAATCGACGCTTGGCGAAACATTTCGTTGTCGATGTTGAACTCGTCAAATTTGACAACAGCATCGCTGATGTCCTTGTAGTTTTCCCAGGTGAAATCTTCTAGTAGTACAGTAAGGTCTTCCATAGTGTTAATAGCCTCCGCAGTTCGTACAGGTAGATCCACCATTAGATTTACCCGCTTTCTTCTGAGTTGTTTGAACTGTCGTGCTATTAGAGGCTGTGGGGCCTGATCCTTTAACTATTTCTGTAATATAATTTGGATTCTTCAACTTGGCTGAGCTTACAGGGCCTGCGTTACTTTTAGAGTTTTTTGGACTAAACATCTGCTGGTACTGATCCTT